GATAATATGTCGCAGCAAAATTGTTATCTACTCCTCTACCATCGAACTGCTCAGCAGTTTCTCTTGGGTTGCTAAACTCTGCAGAGTCATCGTAGAGTCTGTTTTCACCTTCATCATAATGTTGAATATCCATTACATACATCGCCATTGAATAGTCTCTATTCAATCTTAGCGCTAAATCAGTAATGAATGGATCTCTGATTCCTGGAACAGCCAGTAAGTTAGTATTAACTATCATTGGATCTGTCATTAGCTCGACAGCCTTTCGATAGGAGAATACAATATTATTTAGAGCACCTGCGCCAGACATGGTAGAATCATCTGTACCCTGAAGACCAAGACCTCCAGTGTAATCAGAACCAGCTTTTCCTCCGGCATCAGTAGAAGCCGCTCTATCTCTCAAGAGTCTAATATCTTTATCAAGAGCGTTTACTCCATCAAAACCACCGTAGAAAATATTGGTAAACTTAGCAAAGTCAGTAAATCTATTGAATTTGACTGAGCTAGAATTTATTAGCGTTCCAAGTGTAATTCGGTTTAGGCCTGATACGCTGTCATAAACAGTGTAATCGCTTCCATCTACTTCTGAATCTCTAAAATATGCAGCTTGAATCATATGTTCGTTAGCTGATCCCGTAATAGTATTGAAAGAAGTCTCTGTATTAACTAGAGCAACTCTTGCAAGAGTGAACTTATTGTTATTAAAGATGTCTTTACCAGAACCCGTTACCAGGTTGTCGAGCTTCTGAATTCCATTGAATCTTGCATATGCTGTAACCAGTGGATTAAAAACGCTTCCGGCGTTGGGGTCTAGTGTTGGGGTTGCAATTCCGGCAGTGCTGTAAGAAGAACTTAATGGAATTCTGGCTGTCATTGTTCCCCAGTATAACCGAGGATCAATTCTTTCATTTTCGCCAACAGCTCCTTTATACCCTACACCAGTTTGCTTAGTTTTACCACGCGTTACTTTAAATCTATAAGGCAGCGGAGGAACAATTGAACCTGAAAGAAGGTTATTAAGACCGCCGACCGAAGCTGCAGCGCCACCAAGAGCGCCACCCATTCTTTTGTTGTTGCCATTAGGAAGCGCGGTAGTTATAACTTTACCCTGGTAAGTAATTCCAGCTTTTACGTCAGTAAGAGAATCATTAGTCTTCAGCACTGGAATTCCGCGGAATCCAAAAGGAAGAGCATCAGCTGGAGTATTCTTCTGATAAACATCGTTACTGACTACTACGCGGATGTTTGCCGATTTATTAGGATATTTTCCACTAATTACCAATCTTCTCTCAGAAGGATCTTCAGCGTCAAAATCATATTTTACTTTCATGTCACCAATTTGGCGCCCAATGAATCTATCACTGTTTGGATCAAGACTTAAGTTGGGGAAAGTTTCAATAAACTGCTTTGCAGTATCTAAGTCATCAAGCTTTCTTACTTCCAGGTTGAATGTACCATACAAGTCAGCTGGATTTGTAGAAGCAACCAAGTTACTAATAGAAATTTTAAGCTTGTCGTTAGAGTAGATTCCATCACTGAGTGATTCTATATGGAATAAATCGAACTCTTGAGTTCCGAAAGGCTGGGATATGAAAGATGTAGTTCTTGGAGTTGTGTACCGAGTATCAAAACGTCCAAAAGAGTTCATCCAAGTATCGCTTAAGCCTACTGCATTCGTGATACCTGATCCAGAAATAATAGCGACTGAATTATCCCTAAAACTTACTGGAGCCAACTCATCTGCAACTGCAAAATCTAGATATAATAGGTGCTCTTCAGTTTCGAAAGCATCTGGATCAGTGTTTAATGAATTAGCAATGTAGTGGGGGCTAGCTGGGTTGAGGGAAGCTGTGTAAACTCTTATCCCCGGTAAGTCGTCGCCATTACCCCAAGCTTGACCAGAAGAAGATGATAAAACGAATTTAAATGTCTGATACTGCCTGTTATTTTGAGCACCAACCGTCAAATCTTTGGTCATTATTTGCGCTTGAAGTTTGGTTTCTTCAGCGCCGATAAGCCATGAAGTAGAAAGATGCTGGTCCCAGGAAGCAATGAAAGACCTAGAGCCCGTAGTATTAAAAACTACACCTCGAAGGAGATTAACATTGTTATTTGCATCAGCTTCTAAAGCAGTACTTCTAGAAGAAAGATCCGGGAAGCTTGAATTATTACTGAATACTGGAAAGCCTATTCCCTCTTCTGAAGCTGATACATAGTGTCTTGCAACAAGAAACTGCACTGCTCCGTTTTGGGTTGGGTCTTCGCCTGCATCTTTAGGCGCTTGCGTTGGTGCGCTTGAAACAACTTTCCACCCTGCATTTTTTACAATGCCATAGCTGGTTGTGTTGCTCATGTCTGTAGATGTAGCGTTTGCCCCTGCTCCCAGGACGCGAGTATAAGTTACGGCCTCCTTGTACTTTAGATATTCTCTAACCGCATAGGGACCAAAGCGATCAGGATCCAGTGTTCCAAACCTTGTTTCAAAATCCGCGAAGGATCCAAGGGAAACAGGAACAAATGCTGGCCCTTTTTCCGCGGTGCCAATAACTCCTGCAGGAGTCCCGAGAGGTGCCTTTTGTCGTTGCGAAAGGTCGATTTCCTGCTCAAAAAATCCTGGAGATCGGAATGTCTGTTCTGCCATGTTTTATCTCCTCAAGCTCTAATGCTGTCTATAGTAAGTATTAATGTTAAACTCAAAAAATTATTTTGGTGTGAGTACTATTTCGCCCAAATCAAAGGTTATTTGTTCTCTATAAACTGTTTCACCTTTTCTTTGGTTGCGAGATTTGATACTAAGCTTCTGCTTTACCATTTCTCCAGTAACTTCATCCTGGTAAACTCTTTCAACTGTTAACGGTTCTCTTCCGGCTTCACTACCACCGACAGTGGTGGTCTTATAATAAGCTGGACTTGAAGTAACCCCATCTCCGCCAATTACTCCAGCTTTTCTGGGGTCACTCATTGTGTTTAAGTCTTGTAGTATATAATCGTCAGGTTTTCCACTTGGTATTCCACCAACCATGATTTTTTCGGGCATTGCTGAAACTTGTGTCATATCAAATGTAATCTGTGGAGCCGATATATACTTTCGAATCGTGCTCTCTTCTCCTGGAAAGCTTGGATTAACTATGTAACCAGTGACTTCAACTGTCATCGTATACTTAATTATTCTCTCATCATCCGTGAAATCATCAAAATTTAATTCAGACCCCAAAGAATCACCAAAAAATGCTGTGAAATAATATCCTTTATCAGTTTCGATTCGATAAGTGCGGCTACCTTGGCCGTGATATGAAGACATAATAGCATCTAAAACGCGGTTCATCTGTTGCATATATTGTGCCCAGATAGTTATATCGTAAGTAGCAGTAAAATACTTAGGCGCTCTCATTGTGAAGATCTCAAAAATATTATTGCTTACTTTTTTCGATATAAGTTTTCCTTGCTGAAATATGGGATCAACATCTCTTTCTGGACGCCTTCTTGCTATTTCTCCTGGAACGGTGCCACTTCCTTCAGCAGCATTAGGGTCTACATTAGGTATGTAGTGGCCAGAATAAGCTCTGTCATCTGCATTTTCAAGACCTTCTTTATTTACCAACCTTTGGTACGATGGATCTTTTGGAGAAAGCTTTTTTCTAATGACTATATCGCCCACCTGGTTCGTTCCGGAACCGCGAGTTGCATTTTGTGTGACTCCGCTTCTTAAAATAGAAATTAACGGGAGAATTAAAGCGCCAGCTTTATCTCTAAGAGGCTTCTTTCTTCTTAAAACAGCAAACCTTTCTCCAGTTGCAAAAATTACCGGGACTCTCTTTGAGTTCTTGTTATTTTCTTTATAGAATAAAGGTATATCTTCATTAAAGAGCTTAAAAAGAGCTCTGTCAACATCTTCAATAGTGCAAGAAGGTACATTTATCTCATCTGAATTTGCTCTTGAAGATCCATCAGGTCTGGCGTTCGGGCTAGTTTGGTAATAAGTAGACATTAGTCTTCCACTATTCCTTCGTCAGCATAAAATGCAGACCCATATCCGTCGTCTGAACCCCTTGGAGAAACCTCTGCTGGTTCATTTGATATTGGCAAGTCTAACTTTCCTTGCGCGATGAGGGTTCTCTCATCTCCAGTTGGACCAAGCCTATTTTCTTTAAATCCCCTTTGCTGCACGAATACTTTTTGAGTAGCATCGGGATCTGAATAAGATTCATCTGTCGGTCCGTGAGGAATTTTATTGATAAGTCCCTTACGAGCTTGCTTACAAGATAGAATATAACCTGTACTGTATTCAATTTGACCATAAATTGTGGAATCTAGCACAGCAGATAGAACTTCAAAAAAAGTATCTCCGTAAGAAAGATAATCTCCAGGCTCAACATCGAGTTGTTTATACATAACGTCTCGATACTGAAGCCAGACTGTTATTCGAGAATTTTCGTCCATTCCAAATTTTGTAGTAGTAAAATTAGCTTGGCTCCATTCTACGCGAGCATCAATTTCTACTGGAGGATTAAATATCTTTTGCTCGGACTCTTCATAAACATCGTGAACGTTAGAAAGTTCTCTTCTAACCTTATAGTAATATACTTTTTGACCGACCACATCTTTGATTATTTCTTTCGATATATCAGAGATGAGATCTAGTTCTCGAGGTGTTACAAAAAGCCTGGCCATTAATTTATCCTATTACTATGCATTTACCAAGTGGCATTGGCACAGTTCTTAAAACTCGCTGGAGATTTTCAGCTTTAGCTGCTTCTCCCTCGATCATTTTTTCGTAAGTTAAACTTTCTAACCATTCTTTCATTGACGTTTTTAATTTATCTTGAGACTCTCTAGCTTGAGATATAAGATCGGTGCCATTTAGTTGCAAATCTGCACCTGGAATTGGAATTTGAGAGAACTTAGATCTCACTAAGCCCAGTAATTCTTTTGATAAGGCTAAACAGTACTCGTATATCCACTGCCGGCCCATGCTATTAATTGTATTGTATTTTATCCAGCTAAACGGAATATTCGCGGGTCCGCTAACGCCATTTATTGTCCCATCATTATAAGCAGGATCAAATGGGTCACTACCAAAACCAACTCTAAACCATAGCTTCTTTGGGGAGTCTGCTGTGGGAGCAGGAAATATTCGGATTTGAGTTCCCTGAGTTCTATAAGAATAATTGGATCTTCTAACTCTATTAGACAAATCCATTTGCCCGCCTCTCAGAACATCTTCAAAAACTGGGAGTACATAAAATACCGTTTCAGGAGTAAAAGACTCAAAAGCAAATTCGTTATTAAGATAATTTATAGCAGATGTTGTGTCAAAAAATCTATAAGCTGCTTGAGGGCTGAAGTGGTAGACATCTAATATTTTTAATTTACCAGAGCCACCGCTATTTAAGCTCGAAGAAAATATTAGATTTCCACTAGAATCTTTAAGACTACTATAAATGTCGTAGTCTTGTTGGTTCTTTGTCAACTCAATAGAGCCAGATACAGTATTATAAGATCCTCCAATACCGCTTTCTTGAGCGTATGGCTCGCTTAATCTTAAAATAAAGTCTAAAGTTTCGTGTGGGTATTTTCCCTGAGCATTTGAGCCTGTAGAATATCCCATTAAATTGGAGAGCTGTGATTTTGTTTGGTATTCGTTTATAAGAGTACTATATTCCATAGAAGACTCTTCAAAGCAAGCCCAAATCTGCTTTTTAGTAAGCTCAACAGATAATATATCGTCGCCGAGCTTGCGCTTTACGTAGTTAACGATAGAATCAGCATCACTTTGAAATTCTGACTCGTCGTCAAATATTCCAAAAGGAGTTGGATTTAACGTTTTATAAAAAGCGGTTGACATACAGAAGCTCCAAGAATTCCTGTATTTAAATATAAATCATATTTCACAAGATTCTTGGAGCTTATCAGAGGGGTATTGCCCTCATAAAATTCTGCGTGTAAAATTTACAAGAGAATCAAAAATTATTTTTTTTAATTTTATCTCACATTCCGCCGAGGATAGAAATAGCGATCAGTCCGGGCAACCTATCTTTCAAATACACACCGGAGAAAAGAGTATCGGTTCTTCCTCCAACGTATGAAAAAGCAGCCTCAATCTTATTACTAACATCAGGATCGCCGGCCATATCCGGAGTTACTACTAACAGCATAACTCCAGTTTTAGATCTCTTGCTTGGGGCAGGACAGGGAGATGACTTAATGCATCCTTGATAGAGAGTAGACCCTAAATCTCTAGCGGTAACGTCTCTAACTACTGTACTTCCAACCACCATTCTACCTGGAGAAGCTAAACATTTTTCTAAATCTTTCGAATCAAAAGTTTGAATTGGTGAAGTTTCTTCAGCCAGCTTAAGAACTTGAGCTACAAGCTTTGCAAAATTCTTATTTGCTGTGGGATACATTCCCAGCATTCCGACTTTGCCTCTTAAAAGCTGTAGCTGTCTTTCATTATCAATTACAATATGAGGAGATCCAACTATGTCGCCTAAAATTGATTTACTGTTATCTGCAATTGTTGGATTGAGAAGCTCTTGAGCTGATGGTTTAGTTACCACATAAACAACTTTGCCAGATGCGCCTGTAGAGCTCAAATATCTCTCTAAAGACCCATGCAAACTGTGACATGCACTACCGGTTCCACCACCGCCACCAGCAAGGACGAAAATCCAATCAACCTTCCCTATCCGGGTTCTCAGAGTATCCTCTACTAGCGCACCATTGTTACTAAGGACATCCTTTCCAAGGGCCACGTCCTTGCCTACGCCATCCGCACCGGGTATCAATAAGAAGTGCTCTTCAGGTACACCTTCAGGCTGGTCTTTTTCTGTAGTGTTGATCAAAACTGTCTTATTGAATCCTAAATCTAGAAAGGCTTTAGCCAGTTTCCCGCCGCCACCACCAACGCCGATAAATGCACATGAAATAGCAGAAACTGCCTCATTCTCAGGAAGCATTCTCTCGTCGCCAGCTGCTGGATCTTCGTCATAAGCTTCGACAAAATCAAAATCATCATCGTATGAAGTTTCTTGTTCTTTAGTGCTCATTGTAATTTCTTTCCTCTTTTTTTTGGTTTTGCTTTTAATAAAGTACGCTGATTTTACGCTTGAGGCCATGGCATTCCCTTGTTTGCAACTCTGGCGTCACTTAAAACATTCCCTATAGCAAATAGTATACTATTAATTATTACGATAAAATAAAAAAGGCGGCGCGATTGCGCCGCCTTTAGTGTTGGTTTAGCTATTTAAATTTAGCTAGCAGTTGTACCATCTTCTGAAACTACAAGCCACGCAGTACCTGTCCAAACAAGCTGTGCATACTCATCATTGGTCGCTCCACCAAAAGTGAGCTTTGTATGAGAATGAGTTCCCGAATCACTGAAGTTACCAGTTAAAACGATTGACCCATTAGAAGCAGCTGTTGTTACGTGAACTAATCTGCGTTGACCAGCTACAGAACCACCAGGCTGAGCAAGCTCAGCAGCAACGCTGGTGACATCACCGGCAGTTACTAAAGCAACTTGAGATGCTCCGATGGCTGGAAGAGCACTTCCGGCGCCGTCTGTAAGGGTGAAACCTATTCCAGCATCTCCATTGTTTACGCTAGCAGTTGTTAATGGTCCACACTCTAAAACATAGATTTTAAGGCTGGTGCCAGAACGAACAACTTCAAATTTAGCACCGATGGTTGCGTTGCCATTAAGAGCAGTTGCTGTAGCTCCCGCAGATGCAGATGCATTGTTACCACCCGCTACTGTCGTAACTTCAAATGTAACGTCTGCATCATCAGCGGGAGTTGGTGCTGTAGTTCCACTGTCATCGACATCCCACCAGATTCCATAACTGGTACCGTCTTTATCATAAATGATGAAGTATTTTCCATCAAGTGTGCTACTTCCGGCGAGAGTCATGGTTCCATCATACAAGGCACCCTTATATGTAGCGTCTGTGTGTTGGTCTTGTGCGATTGGAGCTCCGTTAACCTCAAATTGGCCACCGGACTCTTCAACTAATCCCTTTTTGGGAGAATATGATAATTTAGTAGGCATTTTGCCCTCCTTTCAATATTAAGTTAATCATCAAGTGGTCCATGAATGGTTATGAACGGTCGCCCACTTGGTGCCGTTCCAAACAAAAACTATACAATCAGCTGCAGCGTTTGCTGTAAAAACTTCTGGAGACGATGTTATGTGATTGCTTACTGATAGAGTGGCGTCGCCGCCATCACTAGTAAGAACAACCGTCTTAAGATCACCGGCATTGGCTCCATCTGGAAGAGTAATAACTCCAGAAGCTCCACCAGAGGTGGTTATTGAAGTTATTCCATAGTTTTTTAGAGTTGCGGTTCCGGAAGATAAAACTGTTATTACTTCTTGAGCCTCTCTAAGAGGAGAGTCTTTGAGTACAAAGCCACTACCAGTTTCGATTACTAGGCCATCTCTTGGCGAATATATTACTTTTGGCATTTTTCATTCCTCCTATGATGCTGTGTAGCCGCTATTAACTAGCGTCATCCAAATTGTTCCACCCCAAACAAGCAGCAAGCTGTCTCCAGCATCTGGAGCTGCAAAGTTTCGAGGAGACCCTCCTCCGTGGTTTGTTACCACGACCTTAACGGTAGTTCCTCCATCAGTTTCAAAAACGATTAATTTTTGATCACCAATGTTTACTCCGTCAGGTAGGGTGAGGTTACCAGTAGCTCCTGAAGCACTGGTTGTGGTTATCTTAGTAACGCCATACGTTGAGAGCGTGGCCGTTCCTGATTGAGCAACAGATACAGATTCTTGGTGCCGTGTAATTGGGGCCCCTAAAACCTGAAATCCGCCGCCAGCTTCTGATACTAAGCCTTTTTGAGGCGTGTATTTTACTGTAGGCATAATCTTTCTCCTTTAATGCTCCCGATGATTCCGATTCCCCGCGGGTGTCAGGTGATTATTTGAACCGGGCCTATCACTAAATATAACAACTGCTCGGCAAAGATAAGGAGATTTATAAATAAAAAGGGCGGCTCCGAAGAGCCGCCCTTAGCATGGACTGTTATCTAACCAGAGATTAGATTACGTTGAGGTCCTGGACCGTAACGGATCCGTAGAAGTCAGAACGAACCATCTTCTTACCGTAGCGAGTCATCACGCCCTTACGGGGTGTGAAGTCCTCTGGAGCGAAGATAGTAGGTGTGACGATCAGTGGTACGTATGGAGCGTAGACATAGCCTGTCTCCAAGTAGCTTCCGCCCTTGTATCCAACGAGGACCTTGTTCCGTGGGAAGTAAGGATCCTTGTAGACCGTGAAGCGGTTACTAAGAGTACCAACTGCCTCAGCGCCAAGACTCATTGGAGCGCCAACCTGTCCATCACCGTCCAAGGAGTACTTGGGACGATAAAGAACCGAAGCTTCGAGGATAGTAGCAATATCGGGGCTAACCACGATAAAGTTTGCCGATCCGCGAAGGGTAAGGCGATGAATCTCGTTCGCAACGTCGATGACAGTCTCAATAAGAGTCTCGTACCATTCGCGGACTGTGCCGGTGAAGGCAGGTCCTGGCTCGAGGTTGGAGCCGCGAGTAATGCTGGCACCAGTCTTCTTGTTGACGAACTTACCGGGCATTCTGGACCAGTGGTAGTTGGTCTTCGCCTGAGTGAGTAGATCATTAAGGATCTCTCTATCAAGCTCTAGAGCAACTTGCTCGGAAAGGATCTGAGTAAGCTCGACCTCAGCGTCAAGGCTTTGGTAAGCGTTCAAGTCCTGTGCGAGTTCTGGTGACCAGCGAGCACGGAGCTTACGGGTTACGGCAGTAACTGCAATGGATTCGATCTTGATGTCGATCTCTGGAATTGCCGGGGATGGATCAGTCGCAAAGTTGGACTCAAACGCCGGAATAACTAGAGTACCATCAGCTCC